AATAGGTGATAATAATATGACTAAGGTCATTGCGACGGTTGTGAATGCGGCCGGCAAGACAGTCAACGCGACAATGAGTGTCCGCCCGGAAACCGTGTATACGTCCGACAATATCACGACCGTTCCCGCCCCGGTGCGTGGCGATGCTGACGACAAGGGCAGGATTGAGGTTGAGGTAGACGCTAGCCACGGCGGCCGATGGGCGATCGTCTTGAATGTTGCCGGCGTTTGGGCGCGCGAAGTCCGCGGCGCGGAGCTGCCGGCCTCCGGCGACGTGCAGGTTACCTCCCTGTCGGCGTGGAACGGCGGCAGCACTCCCGATTCTGGCAATCCCGGTGGTGGCGGTGGCCAGGGCAATGGTGGCAAGATTACCGTTAGTGATGATGGTCTTACCTGGACCTACGGAGAGTGAGAAAACACAATGGCAAACATTACTGGGTACACTAAGGCCGGCGTCGACAAGCTGATCGCCCCCCTGTTCTCCTCAATCTCGCCTTTCACGGTCGGCGGCCACTACTACTCCCCCGTCACGTACTTCTGGCCTGACTTCTACAACGAAGGCCAGGCAGGAAAAGTCTCAAAGTGGGCCAAGACGTTGGCTTACGGGAACGCACTCGGCTATGTGATCATGAATCGCTCTACTGGCGATTGGTCCGCGAAAGACAACGATTTTCTCACCCAGGCACAACGCGCTAACGCCGCGGGAGCAAAGAGAGTTCTTTGGTACATCCCTACCCGCTACGGTGTAGCATCGCTCGGTAAAGATGACGCTGCCAGGAATGGCGTGCCTGACCCGGACAAGTTTACGCGCGAATACATTATGCAGCTGTGCACCAATCTGCGCTCCCAGTACGGGGATCTTTTCCAGGGCGTATTCTTGGACGAGGTAATCAACGGCTGGGGAGCACAGTCCGGACGCGTCGGATGGTACGGTGACCTCATCGGCGAAATTCGACGCACCTACGGCAAGAATTTCACAATCGCCATCAACCCTGGCAGCAACATTACGGAGGCCGTGTGCGCGCTCGATTTTGACGTGTGCATGAGCTTCGAGAACACTGCCGCCAAGTACTTGACAGACGACCCTAATAACCCGATTGCGAATGATGTGATGCGCGCGCAGCCGTCCACCAAGTGGTGGCACGTCATTCACAGTGTTACGAAAGAGAATTTCCGACAGGTCATTGATCGTGCCGCGTCATTCGGCGTGTCACATTTGTATGTGACCGACGGTGAACTAGTGCAGGGTGAGGGCGGCCAGTGGGTTCCCGAGAGGAATCCCTATCAGAATCCTCCGTCTGATTGGATTATGGAGCGTGTGGTCGCTTGGCATGGCGGCTACCTCGGACTGGCTGAACGTGTTGCCGCGTTGGAGGCGAAGGCGGCTCCGCCCCCGCAGCCTGGCGCCTGAGGTTTCACGTGAAACATTCCCCCTCACCACGATTTTTGCGGTGAGGGGGAATGTTTTGCGACACGGGAGACTATAGCCCTAGGCGTTGGTAGTCTCCTCCGTGCTCGCGGGCAATATCGTCCAATACGCCCATGAGATCGGAACGCGCATCGTCCTGAACGGTGATCGATGGTGAGTTCAGGATCGAATGAATCGTGCTGTCGATCTCTCGGAATCGGCGGGCGGCAATAGCATTATATTCTGCATCGTCCCATCGTTGTGCTAGACGACGTGCAAGATTAGAGGTGTTCTGGCCGTTTGTTTTATGACTATTGCCCACAATGCTCAGCGGCCAACCGTAAATGATCCATTTACTGATAGCGCCGTCGTCAGTGTTTTCTACGACGACGTCAATTACGGCGTCATTGTAGGGATTACGCCATTCCAAATGGGCAGTCATGTGTGCTTCGTCAATATCACACACGTCGGGCTTCGGAAGCCACAACTGCGTGAAACTAATCTCGCGCTCGATCTCCAGCATCGGACTATTTGACGTCATGAGACGCTCCTCAAAAGCAAGTTACAGCGCATCGCAGAATGCTCCGGGCTACAAGATTCCTCGTGAGTCCATCCCGCTGTCACGCCGCGTTTTGTCTTCACCACAATACCGTGGTCGGTGACCTCGATCTTTCCCGGCAAACACTCGACGGTAGTGACTCCGGCATGGTCGGAAATGCGAGGAGCTGGGGTTAAATTGTCCAACTCCCTCGAAATAACCAACGCAATTTCCCGCCGATTGATCTTGCTCATTATTCCACCTCCATAGCCGATGGTGTGACACCGATCTGCCCCTGATAATGCGATCCCAGACCATTGGTGCCGTACGGCATACTGGCCGGCCTGTCCAAGTCCTCGAAAGCAATCTGCGCAATCCTATCCCCAGGGAAAAGACGAGCAGACCTACTGGAGTGCAGGTTGGTGATCTCCAAGGTCACGTTTCCCTGGAATCCCGGGTCGATGTATCCCGCGGACACGTGAACGAGAATTCCTCGCCGCGCCCACGATGACTTGCCTTCCACCCTGGCCACTAGATCAGCGGGCACAATGACTTTCTCCTGCGTGGACGCGAGAATAAACTCACCCGGCAACAGTTCATAACCGCTCTCGTCGATGGTGATGTTTTCGTCGCCATGACGATAGGTGATAATGTTTTCGTCCAATCGCACCTCCACTGACGCTGGCTGAATAGACAGCGGTTTGCGCCAGTCGGAGATGAGTTCACCCCAATCGATTCTGCGTCGGATAGTGAAATCACTCAGCGTGGCCATTGCGGTATCCCCCGTCTTCATTTTCCTCGACCATATGGACTGTGTAGCCTTTATCGCGTAGAATTGCTTTGGCTTCAAGGGCAAGGTCAAGCTTCTCTCCAGGGACGATTTCTATTGTGCTTTCATCGTGCTCCGACACTATGATCGCGCAGACGTACGCACCATCGTCCGATGAATCACTATAAGTGAGCACATACCCGTCTATCTCATTCGAATATGTGCACCTAGTAAAAGTGACTCTTCCTCCCCGCCACGAACGCAAGGCAAATGCTACTCTCTGAACATGCTGCACGGTACGCATAAGTTCACGGATCGAGGCAGACGGATCGGTCGAATGACTCCTGATAGTGAAGTTACAGTCGGTGGCATGCATAAACGCGGCCGCCCCCCACCGATCCCCGCATTTCGCCAAATCAACGACAACAATCTCAATATTGTTTATCACGATACTCGCGCTTTCGGGATGTAGTCGTTAAGACGATCGTATGAAATGGCAGACATGAACTCTGCGAGCCTGTCTCGAATTTCTCTAGCGCGCTCCTCTGGGGTGAGCTGTCTATCGATAGTGTCCCAGTAGACGCCTCGCAGAATCGCGATCACCGTCTGACTCCCTTGCTCGTTGACGAGTTCACGCAGATACCATGCCGCTTTCCCCATGTCAACATTCTCGGCGGCACCATTCTTGTGACCTGCACGGAAAATGTACTTCAGGGCACTGCCGGTCAGATAGTCTCGGTCGCGAATGAAAGTAATGGGCTCAGGATCGAGGGCCGCATAATGTGATGGGTGATTTACCTCATTCTCATGTACATTATCCTCGACACCCCCGTCGTTTTTCTCTGTGGCATAGAAAATGTCATCATTCTTCTCTGTGATATAGAGAATGTCATCGCAGAAAGTCAACTCATAGCGTTGCTCGTCGAACGTGAGAAACGCTTCCCCGCCATCTTCGCCCCTATACCAAATGCACCATTCGCCAGTGAAATACCTACACACCCTCCTGACTGGCGCATCATAATCGTCGGAGATATGGAAACGAATCGGTTCGTCTGTGAATTTCAGTTCATAGCCGGGATCAATCTGATAACCCACAATTCGCCGTCGATACCAACCGTCGCGCTTGTGCTCCAAATAAACACAACGACGACTCCAACACTCTATCCGCCATTCACTACTGAGATAACGGCGGACATGCACCTCCCAGAAACCATCATGCGGCACTACCTTTGAAACATACTCGTACACGCCATTCGGGTAGTAAATCTTCTCACACCCATCATCTACAGGTGACACTACATAATCTCCTCTCTCCGTCTTGGTAATCGAATACTCGTTGTACCTGAAATAGCGTCTCGTCTCTACACCAGCATGAACAGAATCGAAACCAATCCTCTCATTGTCGCCGGTGCACGCTATGATTCTCTCTTTACTGCCGTCTGGCAAATACAGCCAAACCGGTTTCAAAAACACCACGTCCACAGTCGTTCACACTATTTCAGTTGCCGAGAGTGCCGACCGTGGCGAAGTAGGCGAAAAACACCTGAAGCCACCAAAAGGCACGCCACGCAAGAGACAGTCCGATAACACCGACCATGAGGGCGACCGCGCCCATTGCCATGCCCTCCCCAGTGGACCGCGGCTTGCGGAGCCACGCCACGAAACGATTCGTGTGGCGTGGTGGCGCCATCACACTGAGTGGCACAGACCATGTGGGGGGCGCCGGGGCGG